CATTCATCAAGAGATGCAGCTTCCCAGATGGGATAGAAGTGCAGACCAATCGCATTAGAAGAAGGAACAACGGCACCAGAGATGATGTTGTTTCCGTACATCAGAGAACCAGCAACTGGTTCACGGATACCATCAATGTCCACAGGGGGAGCACCGATGAATGCGATAATGAAGCAAGTCGTGGCAGCAAGCAAGCAAGGGATCATCAGAACTCCAAACCAACCAACATAGATACGGTTATCGGTGGAGGTGATCCAATTGCAGAACTGATCCCAAGTATTCGATTGTCGTTTTTGTGAAATTGTAGCAGTCATTGTTTTAAAAAAGTAGTAAGACCATCAGGGACATGGTGGAGTTACTATGCTCCCCGCACCCTCAGCGGGGATATGAGAGACGTATTTACCCTCCCTTAGGTCTCGGTTAACGGGAGCACAATCTTTAAGAAACTTTACATTCCTTAACTTGTTGATGTATTTATAATAACACTGTCAGCAATCCCTGTCAATAGGTCCAATTACCTAAGTGGCACAGTATAAATAGAAACCACCTTTTTATAAATATTTGAGTGTTATTTGGAGCACCGCAGTGGCAAAATCTGCAAACAAGGGCAAAAAAGGTTCTGCTGGCGGAAAGCAGTCAAAACAAAATTCTGGCAATGCTACTGCCAAGAAAGCAAAGAACGGTGGTAAGAAGAAGTGATGTAGTCCTGGGGGTTGTAAATAATGGACTTTCTTTTAGCAGAAGGTATTACAGAAACCAATACAATTGAAGAAAAAAAGGAAGTTCATGAAGAAAAACCTCAACAAACAGAACTTCCAGAAGAAGAGTTAATTGATAAGGTTATTTCAATCCCAATTCCCAACCCGTCCCCGTCATCTTTTGGTCCTCCCATAATGGCACCTATTCGTGGACTTCCTATGGGAACTATTATTGAGACCATTACAGTTCCTGCATCAGTTCCCACAGCAACTATTGAATCTTCTCATAGAAAAACTCAAATAAAAACTGAAATTCCATATATACCTAAGAAAGAAACGAAACAAAAAAACGTGATGACGCAGGGAGAATCCCACGAATTTAAAACAGATTCAAATGGAAATATTGTAATTCGCAGAGAAATTTGCGATGGTGAAATTAATATTGGACCATTTAAAAGTTGTTTAAAAGAATTCACTGGAGTGACAGCAATAGGTTGGCTTGCTGCTGCAGCAGGGTTGATTGTTTTATGGAAATGGTTAGATCATAAATTTAAAAAATAATTATGATAATAGAAACATTAGAAGCAATCGGCATTTTAATTTCTATCGGTTCTTCAATAAAAGATCTCAAAGATAAATTCTTTAATTCCAAAAGAAGAAAAGAAATTGCAGAATGGACTTATGATCTTGGAAGTATCGTAGAAGATATAGCAATTCATTTAAATAAAAACGAATATCCCCATCAAACATGTGCCAGAATGGCATATGTTACAGAGATCTTTTCAGAAGTTGTTGGTGATTCGATTACTTCAAAGGAAGAAGACTTATTGAAGGATCTACTACAATCAGCTATAAATATCGAAAGGACTTTTGGAGAATATAGTTCCCTTGAGGAATTTGATAAAACAAGTTATGTTCAAGAATTATATTCAATTTCTGGTTGTATTTTAGGTATTGCTGATTCACTAAAACATAAAAAATGAATGTATTAACTGGTGGAGATGTTGTCTGGTCTGTTATTATTCTTCTTTCAGTTGGTTTAGCTGGCACAGCTTGGGTAATCTATAAAGTTCTTATCTGGGATAATGAGGAAACTAATTCTTCCGATCATAATCATCATTCGTCTTCTGACCAATGATGGATTTTTTAATGAAAACAGAAACGTTAGAAATAAACCACAACCACCAGAAGTTCGTTATTCAATTCGTAGAGTTTGGAAAAAAGGAGCAAAGAAATGTACGAGTACAAAGTAAAGAATATTAAAAGAGTTATTGACGGTGATACTGTAGAACTTGAAGTTGATTTAGGATTTCATTTAACTCTTTGCGATAAAGTTCGTTTGGCGGGGGTTGATACTCCAGAAACAAGAACTACAAATCCAGAAGAAAAAGAAAGAGGTCTCAAATCCAAAGCATGGATGCAAGACCGTTTAAGTAATATTGAAGGTAAAGAGTTAATCGTAAAATTCGTAAAAGAAGAAAAATACGGAAGATTATTGGGTTGGTTGTATTTTGTTGGAGAACCCAATACTCTTAACGAACAATTAATTAATGAAGGATTAGCAGAACCTTATATGACAGATCAACTTTGATCGAAATAAGGAGATTCTTCATAAGAAATCTCAGGAATTTCTGGCATATGTGAACTGAAGTCATCTATTACATCATAAGAATTATCAATGTATTGATCTTCATAAATTTCATTTTCAACAATGTCTTGATAGAAATTATGACCCGGATGTTCTTCTACAAATCGATCAATAACGTCTGCAATTGAATTTCCATCATTTTCAGCGTTGTTATGAGGTCCAGAATTACCTGGAGGATCTTGATCTCCGTTCCCCCATCCATTATTTCCTCCTTTACCTCCTCCATTATTAGGAGGATTTTCAGAATTATTATCTTGTCCTCCGTCATTTTTTGAATCGCCTGGAGGTTGGTTTGGTTCGGGATCTTGTCCATCTTGGTGATTACCTTTGCCTGGATTGTCTGATGCTCCAGTTTCTCCATCCCAAGGTGAGTTTCCAACTTCTTTATCATTGCCAGGATTACCTCTGCCTGGATCCTCAGGGTCTTCGGGATCTTCGGGATCTTCGGGATCCTCAGGGTCTTCGGGATCTTCGGGATCCTCAGGGTCTTCTGGATCTTCTGGATCTTCTGGATCTTCAGGTTCCTCAGGATCTTCTGGATCTTCTGGATCTTCTGGATCTTCAGGTTCCTCAGGATCTTCTGGATCTTCAGGTGGTGGAGGTGGTGGTGGATCTTCTGGATCTTCAGGTTCCTCTGGATCTTCAGGTTCCTCTGGATCTTCGGGATCTTCTGGATCTTCAGGTTCCTCTGGATCCTCAGGAGGATCAACAGGTGGAACAGGGGGGTCCACGGGAGGATCAACTGGTGGAGTAGGGGGGTCTACAGGCGGTTCTTGTTCTGGTAAATTATCAGCAACAACGCTGTCGTCAACAACATCCCCACCCCCAGGAGGTACAATATCAAGATTAAAAGAGATGTCATTTGTTTTAACTGGAGTAATGTCTATTCCATAAGCTTTAAATGCTTCTGCTGGAGTAATATTTCTTAGAACTACATTATCCCCAGAAGATCCATAGGATTCTAATGCAGGATTAGAAAGATCTGTATCTGTCGTAACTTCAACTGCACCAACATTACTTGATGGCGCAGTTTCTACTGGAGTGTTATCTACTCCCTCACCTACTGGTGTATATCCACCAGGAAAACGAGCAGCAGCAGTAGGATCATGTGGTATTTGATCCTGAGATTGCTGACTCGTCTTGAGTGTTTCTTCACCTTGTAATGCTAATTGCTCTTCCATGGTTTTTTGTTTTGTTTAGTTATTTATTTTTCATTCCCATTTCCCAGAGGTATCCCTCTGCTTTTCTACGTTTTGCCAGTCCAGGTTCCACTGATGTACCTGGATTTCTGTACATATAAAGTACTTCTGGAACTTTATGCCATTGTTTATTTTTCAAAACAAATGAAATGGTTGCGAAGTTTTTATTCCCGTAGAAGTTAGGTCCCATATTATAACAAAAGGAAAGAAGTGCTCCTCTTTGATTATCAGTCATTTCATTCCAAAATGGAATCTTTTGCAATGCTGGAAGATATTCTTTTTTTAAAGTTTTAGCAAGAAGTTCATCTGCTTCTTGCTGCGTAATTCTATCTCCAATTCTGAAGGAAGTTCCATTCAATCTCTTCGTAGAACCCCACCCAATTGTGATAGGCAATCCACCAGAAAGAGGATCGTAATATGCCTTTAATTCACATCCTTCAAACTGCTTTATCAAATCAACACCAGATTTTGGAATATCTACGAGATAATTTACCTTTGGACCATCCCTATAAATTCTTGCAAATTCATCCAAAATTTCTTTATGAACTGACTTCTGCAAAAAATCCCATGCTTTCTTTTGATGTGGAAAACCTTTAAAGTTTTCTGCCGCATCTTCAAACTTTATGCTTTCCATACTCTACCCCATCCCGCATTCGGACCATCACATAACCAACGATACTTCAAATCGTTTACTTTGTAAATAGCACCCCTACCATTTGTCACGGGACCAGTATATCTGTCATTCCAAGATCCATAAGGATCGTTTACAACATAATCGCCTGTAGGGGTTTTTCCAATTACAACGACCATGTGCCCACCAGTAGGATATGACAATGATCCCCTATGCTTAACGCCAATTACAACTGGTCTTTGTTCTGCCAATTCTCGATCCAAATCTGCAAATCCCAAATTATTTTTAAATTCGGAATTAAGTCCAAATGATTGAAGTGCTCTTGTTTGAGCAGTATGGTCTGTAGTATCTCCAAAAGAAAATACCTTTCTTAAATATTTGTCGTCACCAGTTGCACCCCTAAGAGTTCCTGGTTTGAAATATTCCAAAAACATTGCACAACATGATGAATTACAAGTCCTATTTGGATCTCTGAAATTATCTGTTTGGGGAAACCAGGGGACAGTTAATATTGCTTTCTTTGGTTTGGATCTAAAAATTCTAACCCAATTTGCCTGATCATCCAAAAACTCTGCGGGCAACTTTGCCTCTAACTCATCAATCGCAGCCTTATGTTTTGGATTCTCTTCATCATAATGCACGAAAAAATCATGCAGATCTATTTTCATTTTTTATATCTCAATGACCTACCCATATTTATAAAAAAAGGAGGGAATAAACCCTCCATTGTTTCATATTTCAAACAGAAACGGTTTGCCTCGACTTCACATATTCAAGAAGTTTAGCTGGAGTCGTTTCTTCATAAGGATCTTCTTGACAGTTATCAGATTTCCCCGATTCAACAAAGGATTTTTCAACATACATGTCATCAACAACCAATGCATATCTCCACGATCTTTCACCAAATCCAAGATTATTTTTAGAGACTAACATATTCATAGAGTCAGTAAAATCTCCATTGCCATCAGGAATCATCTTAACATTTTGAATTCCCAATTCCTTTGCCCATGCATTCATGACAAAAGCATCATTTACAGATACGCAAAAAATATCATCAATTCCCTGATTTTTAAATTCATTAAACAGATCATCAAATCCAGGAAGTTGGTAATTTGTACAAGTGGGAGTAAATGCCCCAGGAAGACTGAAAATGATTGCTCTTTTTCCGGCAAATAAATCGGAAGTTGTTTTTGTTACAAATTCCCCATCTTCTCTCAAAATAAACTCAATTTCAACTAATTCATTTCTCATTTTTTTAACCTCCTTAATAATTCCAAGATACTTTAGTCATATTTCAACTGATAATCACCAAACGCCAGGGATGATCTGACCAGTGGTGAGATATGTGCCTACAGCAACGACGAAACCGAGCATTGCCAGACGAGCATTGAGGATCTCTGCCTCAGGGGTAAATCCGAATTTCATTTTGTTTCTCCTCTTTTAGTAGTGTTTTGAATAACAATAAATTTGTCTTTCTTTAAGGTGCCTGCGATACAAACTTTAAGTTCATCATCGCTAGACCAATCGCATTCGTCTTGAAGTTGTTGAAGGGCAATCGTAAGGTCTACTAACCAATTGCTTTTAGACATTACATTTTCTTCTGGTTCAAGATTTCCAATCATCAGTAAGTTTCAGCAAGGTTCTCCACAGCATAGCACAAAGTCACTAAGAAAGCAACTGAGGTCACTGTCCAAATAAGTTCAGTCATCAGAAGATTCCGAAGAAGAGCTTACCAGTGATAGCATAAGAAATAGCACCAGCAATAATACCGACCATTGCCCAACGTCCATTATACATCTCGGTAGTTTGCATGGGAGTCATAAGACCCTTGCGGTGATATTCTTGGTAAACCATTTCAGGTTCTTTGGCCCACATATTTTGCTGACCAAATTCATTAGTGGTTACTGTCATTGTAGTTTTGTAACGATTTACAACAATAGTATATAGGTTTTGTAAAGTTTTGTCAAGAATCAACCTGTACGGGTTTCCTAACCTGTGTCTCGATCCAAGTATCAATTGATACTCTTGGTCTCCATCCAAACGCATGGAGCATTTTTTTATTATCAGCAAGAGTTTCTCTGGATTCTCCAGGTCTTGCGGATATATTTACTTGATTATCTGAAATCATATTAGCAATTTCATTTACCGAATGATTTTTTCCAGTTCCAACATTATAAACCTGACCAAAAGTTCTTGGATCTGCAGTGGTTCCTTTAGAATATTTTGAACAAGACGCCATGATATTTGCATTTACAACGTCAGATACATGGGTGAAATCTCTACGTTGTTCACCATCTCCCACAATCGTCAGTGGTTCTCCATCTTCTGCTTGCCTCAGGAACAATCCAATTACAGGAGCATAGTGTCCCTTGAGTGGTTGACGTTCACCATAAACATTAAAGTATCTGAATATAATCGTTTCTAATCCATACAATTCATAATACATCTTACAGAGTTTTTCTCCCGCAACTTTTGATACTGAATATGGATTTAAACAATCTTCAGTCATTGTTTCTATGCATGGAGGTTCATTTCTACCATACGCAGAAGATGTGGAGGAGTATATAACTCTCTTAACTCCTGCCTCTCTTGAACATTGAAGAACTGTGCAAGTACCGACACAATTAGTAGTTACTGCACGAATTGGATTTTCAATTGCTGGTTGTATTCTTGCTTCTGCAGCAAGATGAAATACTACATCAACATCATCGTAAAGAGGCCGAGTATTAGTATAATCGGCAATATCAAATTTAGCATTAATCGCGCTTTCATTCCAGTAAAACTCCCCATTACATTCAGAACTCTCATTGTCAATTACAACTACTTTCCATCCCATTTCTAAAAGTTTATCTACAAGATTGGAACCAATAAAACCAGCTCCACCAGTTACTAATGCCTTCATATATTAAAAAGTAATCTGTTTTATGTAGTCAATAAAAAACCACCCCAAGAAGAGGTGGTTCCACTCAAATTATGAGTGATTTATCAGAACGTGAACTTGGTCTGGATTACACCACCCCACTTGCTGCTGTCCTGATAACGTTGATTGTTTTCAACATAGAACAGAGCAGGAGTGATGCTGATGTTGTCGGTAACTTGGAACTTGTAGAAGAACTCAAGCATCGTAGCATCAGATACACCAGCGGTTTCAGCAGAAGGTGCTTGTCCAACAGCAACACCAGCAGTGTTGCCAGCAACAAACGCATCTGCCCACTGAAGACCAACGAACCAGGAATCCGAATCAGTTGCATCGGTAGCACCAGTAGTACCATTTACGAAGTTATATCCGTAACCAGCACTGATGGAGGGAACCCAACCAGATTCAGAAGGCTGCCAATATGCGTTAAGAGCAATGGCATTGGACTCTTGACCATCTACAAGAGCACCAGAGGCACCCAGGAGACCGTTGTAGGTGCGAGGACGGGTGCCCTCAGAACCGTAACGATAACCAGCACCAACACCCCAGTTAGATCCTTTGTAACCGAGTTGGGCAATGAAGTTCAGAGCACCTTCGGAATCAAAGACACCAGTGGAACTATCTTCACCATTCTCGGCAACATAGTTCAGACCAGCAACGAATCCACCTTTGCCGACATACTGAGCACCAACACCAGCACCAGTTGCCTTGTTATAGACACCAGGAGCACCAGCAACTTGGAAGAAGTCAAGGATTTCCGACTTATAAGCAGAAGGAACCCATGCCATCTCAGTGTTACGAACCTTAGGACCGGCAGTAATAGTCACACTATCACCCACAGGGAACTGATAGTAGAGACGATCAAGAACAACATTGTCTCCAGTCAGAGCAGTAGTGTTGTCTGCCTTGTCCAGTTTGAACAGGGAAGAAGAAGAACCGAAAGGATCACTGCTGAAGTTAGCAGAACGCAGACGAGTGCGAAGAAGATCACGACCAGTGAACGAGGTGTCAAAGTTCAGACGGACATCATAATTAAATGCGGTGTTGCCAACGTTTCCACCAGCATTAGTTTCAAGTCCAGGAACTCCACCCAGAACAAAGGTTGCTTCACCCTTCAGTTTGGTAGTGGTAGAGAACTGAGTTGCCTCAAGAACACCAACCTTTGCTTCCAAACCATCTACACGACCACGGAGAACAATCAGTTCTTCTTTGAATTCTGCCTGAAGTTTACGAAGCTCATCGGTGACTTCAGTTACACGATCAAGGCAAGCATTCAGCAGTGCTGCTGCTTCGTAACGAGTCATTGCCTTACCACCACCGTAGGTGCCGTTAGGATAACCTGCTACGCAACCATAACGCTCAATAAGATTAGTGAGTGCTTGATATGCCCAGTCGGTAGGTTGAACATCAGAGAATTGAGTAACGCTCGTTACCTGTTCAACAGAAGAGTACTTGCTGACATCCTCAATATTGAGTTCTGCGGCAGTAGCAGCAGGAGCAACAAGACCCAAAGCAACAGGGACAAGCATCAGTTGTTTGAGAAAATTCATAATCGATTAGAAAATAATTTACTAAAGAAAAACGAGTTAAGTTTTGTTACGACTCAACTCGATGTATTTATACTACACGACCTTTTTCAAGTTGTCAAGGGGGTACGGAAATACCTACTTTTTATCCCTTTTACCACCAGAAGGTTCAGAGACTCTGCCAAGAAATGGATCATACATGGTTATCTGATCTATCGTCATCGAAACTCCCGCTTGATCCCAAAATTCTCTAAGACCCGTATAAGAATTTTTATGGAAAATATCAACATGTTCCGGATGAATTGAAGATCCCAAAGAAATTTTATAAAGCAATAAAGGACAAGAGTAAGTGCATCCAGAATTATAAATTAAATCGTCAGCTACTGGTCTTGGTTTTACTCCGTTATCGATTTTATATTTTTCACCCCTAACATGCATTGATATAAGTTTTTTTGCATGATGTCTAGTGATCACATAACATGCTGTAGAAAAATTGTTTACAAATCTGTTATGTATCGGAACATGAATATCTCCAGTTGAAATTATTGCCAACTGCATAACATCCCATGCATATGGACATCTACCGATAAAATCTTTCCAAGTAAAATTCCAACATTTCACTGTACTCAAATCACAATCATCTTCCATGATAATTGCATATTGAGAATCTGAATTGTTATACCAATAATTAATAGCCTTCAGATGAGATGTAAGACATCCCACTTCACCTGAAGTTACAAGATCTGGATATTTTCCCTTAATAATTTGACTCAGATCATCATTTCTCCCGTCATAAGCAGAAATCCGAGTATAATTTTCAATTTCCCAGTATTTAAACTGGTCTTCCATATACTCTTTTCTTTCTGGTTGATCGTCCAAATTTATATAATATATCGGACCAAAATCTTTTAATTTATAAGCAGATTTATTCTTATCCATTAGTTAAAAAAATCAATGTCTTTCAAAGCTTTATCATCTATGTATACATCTCCAGCAGGTTTTCCCATGTATAATTCATGGAATTTGCACCCCCAAGATACTAATTGTTTAAAGGTAACATCATACCACCTTTCATATGACATTCTATAAGATCCCGAATAAGTTCCCATGCCCCTGGCAGTAAGAAATATTATTCGATTTCCGTCGTCATATAATTTATTAATTTTTTCAATTCGATTTAAAAAAGGTTCGGATTCTTCGTACTTGCCAATTTCTTTTTGTGAGCAAATAGTCCCATCAATATCAATTACATAAACTTTATTCATACAAAAAAATATCAAGGTACATACGCAAGTGTATTGCCATTTTTACAACTTTTTAGTTTGTATCCCAATCCCAATTCATCAAACCATTTTATTGTTGGAATTTGATCGTTCTGCTTTGTTTCAAAATAAACGGCAGGTCTATATTTTTTGATTGTTTCAATTGCACCCTTACAAACATTTAATTCGTATCCCTCGGTGTCAATTTTAATCAAATCAACGTCATCCAAATCAAATGAATCTAAAGTTTTGCAAGGAACATTTTCAATTGCATATTCATTCTGACCTTCCCCCCATGTTCCATTTTTAGTGAACCTACTAATACTGGCGTGTTCAGGTTTGTGTATTCCATTTGGCAGTACTAAAGTTACCGTTTTTTCTTCATCACCAAGAGCAATATTATATTTTTCAATTCCATCTGGCAAATGAGAAAATACATTTGGATTAGGCTCAAATGAAATTACTCTTTTAAAATCTTCTAAAAATGGATATGAAGTTTCTCCATAGCAAGCACCTACATCAATATAAACATCAAATTTTTTGACGTGCGGAAAAACTTCTATTCTAATTCTTTTTCCAAATGCAGAATTTGTTAAATCATTCATAATTAATTCAATTCACTTTTATTAAATCCAGAATATTCCCTTTCAATATCATTGTGATTAAATTCTGCCCAATAAAGTTCAAAAGCTAATCCATCTTCAAGAGCTTCAAATTGATGATAATATCCTGGTTCTACAGCATTAAACTCACCAGGACCAAGAATAGTTTCATCGACCAAATCCTGACAATGCCTCCAATTCCTAATAAGCAATTTACCAGAGACCACATAAAAACCATTCCATTTGAATTTGTGTTTATGCTTGGAACAAACTCCTCCTGCTTTAAAATCAATTCTATGGAATTCTAATGCATGATTTGCACAAATCAGTTCAGTTTTTCCCCAAATTTTTCCTTGTTTCATGTCGTTAAAATCTTACAAATATCGTTAGTAGCGTTTATTTTCTTTAAACTTTTTTCATTGAGAACATCAACATTTCCATTATAATCTACAAATAATTGGTAGTCAAGTTGATTTAGAATACAATCAATAAAACAACTGGAAGGATACGTGACATAATGTTGATCACACATGGAAAATAATTGATGTCTTTTAATATTATTATTTTTCAACCAATCATTATCAATAAGAAATTTATTTTTTCTTTTTAGTATGTTGACAATCATTGAGTGTATTTTTTCATTTGCTCCAGGATGCCTAACGAAATAGCAAGGTTCATCAGTATCACATATCCTATTAATTTGATCTAAAGTTTCATCTTTCCATTTTTTTGTGTATATCCCACTCCAAAAAGAATTTTTATTGACATCCAATTTTATGTCCTGATCATCAATGGCATCAAAACATCTACCAAAAAAGAAAATTTTACTATTTTCTATTTTAGTTGTAGAAGTATATTCATGATCCGGTACACCAACAGAAATAAATTTACTTGCAGATTTTGCATTTTTAATTACATGTTCATCATTTACCCAGGTTAAAACATGATCTGCAGAATAAGAAATTTCTGGTATCCTGGTTATTCCTTCTTGAGAAAGTCCATGCTGGATTGCAAATGTCTTGCATTTTGATATTTTACAAGCCTCATATTCAATTTTATGGTAGATTGAACTACTTCCAGTAGTTACAAGAAACGATTCGGATTCTTTCGTCAAATCCGGTATGTCATTGTAATACGAATTAATGTCTAAAGCATCTACTTCTAAATCTCCAAATATTTCACATAAATCATCTTGAAATATTTCGTTTGCATTGGTAAGGAGTATAGTTTCATAATTCATTTGTTGGAGAGTTCTAACTATCGGAATTATAAACCTCAAATGATTTCTAGAAGTATTACATATAATAATTCTTTTCATAGTAATCCCAAATTATTAGATACAACACCAGTCTCAAATTCCTCTCTACTATATTGAGAAAAAGCTAAAGAGTTTAACCATTTCATTCTAATTTCATCATCCGGATAATATGGTGTTTCGATCAAAGAATAATCGGATTGAGATACTGGAGATGTTGGTGAATTTACATCGGAAAATGTTGGTATTCCCATTAACTGTGCATGAATGGCAGCAGCAGATGAATGCGTGACTAAAGCCCAACAATCCTCCAAATCTTGTTCCAATGTAACTCCTGTAGATTGGGATTTGTTTGATAATTGATTAGATTTGTCAGGTTTCTCACGAATGACAATTTCCCTATCTGTATTTTTTTTCAAAGTTTCCAATGTCTCCTCAGCCCAGTTTTCTTGACCATAAATTGACAAAACATGTTTTGAAGATCTACAAAAAATTATTTTTGACCCTCTTTTTTTATACTCCTTTCCATAACCATTAAAATGATCATAAAAATATTTTTTCCATCTTGAGTCATCTACGTCTAAAATTTTACTCAATACATGAGAATTTTTAGAAATTCTGTACCATTCTTGGGAATGGGGATTGTTATTTCCAGTATGCCTGGCATACCCCCTCCAAAAATATCCATGATCAATGTAAAAATAATCCAGACCCAATTTTCTTCGATATTTAATAAAGTCATGCGTTGGTCTTCCAATAACCATATCGCAAAGAATTACCTCAGAATCATCATAAATTCCATAAGAACTTGAATTCATATCAGTATTCCAAAGAACTTCGGATGGAATACAATTCTTATGTAAATTTTCTATGGTGACATCAATCAAATGATTAAATTCAGCCCCAACTCTAACTGGATATTTTCCAGGTGATATTTTCCCAAATTTTGCTTTGCTAAAGATACCATAATATTTTTTCATACTACTACCTCATATTGGGATTTAACCACTCAGGACTATTCAAATAATGCTTTCTATCTCCCTTTCGGTGATCAATGTAAGGACTCAATACCGGACAATATGGCATTGTATGAGATTTTCCATTTCCATATGTTTTTTCAGTTCTTGTCGGAAATGCTTTTAAAGTAGAATCAAAAGCAATGCAATCATGATATCCATCTTCAAGATCAAATAAAGTATCTTCAGCATATAGAGAAATATATCTGTCAAAGAACTCTTGAACTATTTCGTTTTCCACATTGAATCCAATAAATCCCGTTTCCGTATATTTTTTTCTTGGATAGTATGCAAAGTCGCAATCGGAAATAAAGGATTCATACCAGTCTAACGGTATCTGTTTAATAAAAACACAATCAAAATCGACATAGAACATTTTTTTTCCTATGTTTTTTGCTGCATGTTGTGCGTGAACTTTATATGAAAACTTCAGTGCATCATCATCATTGATAGTATGTTTTCTTGGTTCTGGGGGAGATTTTCTACTTTTAAATCTCTGAACAAATTCAATCAAGTTTGATGATTCATTGTAAAGGTTTAGATATGTTATATTTTTATTTTGAGGATATATGCTAAAATCGTCCTCTTCAACATAGCAAAACAGTGGTATCAGCTGATCCGTTTTTATAAAAGTTTCAAGAAACCTACTTCCATACTCTTTGTATATTTTTTTATTGAACGTTGTTACAAAATAACTATCAATCATTTTAAATTACACCCCAATCAATTCAGGACTTTTGGACATTTTTTTTCTATTCCCTTTTTTATGGTCAATGTATGGACTCAGAATAGGACATCTTGCCATTACATGTCTATGATATTTTAAATCTAACTTATCATTTTCACCATGCAACTTTTCTGTTCTATTTGGAAAAAATCTAAGAACAACATCAAATACAACAGAATCATTCTGGGTTCGGACAGTATAAACTTTATCCGTGTTATACATTTCAATAAAAGCATCAAAAAATTTTTGAACCGTTTCACTTTCGCAATTATACATCACAAATCCAGTTTCTGAATAATAATCCTGCCTCGGATAATATGCAAAATCTTTATCTTCGATAAATTCATCAAACCATTTCAAAGGAATGCTTTCACGAAAAACGCAATCAGCATCTATAAAAACTTGCCTTTTCCCAAGATTTCTTCCAGCATATTGAGCATATACTTTGTAGCAAAATCTTATAGCATCATATCTATACCCAGGAACTGGTCTATTTTTGTTCCTACTAATGAATTTTAATATTTCCGGAGTTTCTTTGAACAAGTTAAAATAAGTTATATTTTTATGTTGTGGATAGATACTAAAATCATCTTCCTCCACATAACAAACCAATGGAACTTGTTGTTCTGTATTTAAATAACTTTCTATGAATTTATTAGCGTATTCATCAAACAACTCTTTATTAAATGTAGTCAAGAAAAATGTATCCATAATTTCACCAAATCCAATTTATTTATTGATAAAGATTCCATCCACGTTCTTTAATCATTCTATTAACAAAATATTCCTCAGATTCAAAATCATGAGGTGACTCAATTCTATTAACAAAAAGATCTTGTCTTGGAATTTGAGTCTTTGTTTTTTGAAAGTCAAATCCAAATATTTTCAAATTACAATCTATTTTTTTGTAAAGTAAATATATTATCACAAACCCCTGAGATGGCATTTTTTTCATCTGAGGTTTATGATCCTCCCATACATCCTTCCAATTAAAAAGATCTCCCTTTATTAAACAAGATTCAATTTCATTTTTGCTGTTTCCGCCCTGCAAAACATAATAAAAAAATTTATTTAATTTCAAATAATCGGGCAAAACTTTATCACCAACAAATCTATTATTCATCCAAACCACATTAGTCTTTATTCCTTGACTTGTATAATGTATTGGATACCCTCGATTGATTCTCATAACAACATCAGAAGAATCTATGTCTTTTCCATATTCTCTGTCTAATAAACTCTGAGCATTTCCAACTAAAGATATTGTTTTTCCTTTCAAATAATCGAATAATTCATAAGCGTCTTCGTGCGTTATTACTCGTTTCATGCTAAACTATATAATCTATGTGTGATATTTATTAAATGATTCCGATATACATTGGGTACGACCCAAGAGAAAGAGCTGCTACTTTATTGTTGATAGACTCACTTCACAAATATTCTACCACACCTTTGTCGATAACACTAATCCGAAGAGAGCAACTGAAGGGAATTTTAACTCGACCAAGGGGACCATTAGATGCAACAGATTTTTCAATATCCAGATTTTTGACACCATATCTATCCGATTATACTGGATGGTCAATATTCATGGACTGCGATATGTTGTTTAAAGATGACATAACGACTTTGTGGGACATGAGAGATTCGACTTATGATGTAATGGTAGTAAAACATCAATACATCCCAAAATCTGAACAAAAATTTGACAGTGAGAAGCAAACAAAGTATGGGATGAAAAATTGGTAATCTTTAATGATGTTCAATAACTCAAAATGCAAATCACTTTCTTTGGATTATGTAAACAATTCTCCCGGATTAGATTTACATCAATTCAAATGGACATCATCTATTGGTGAATTGCCAGTCAGATGGAACTGGTTGGCAGATGAATATGAATACAATGAAGATGTTTCAAATATTCACTATACATTAGGCGGTCCATGGTTCCATGATGGAATTGGATCAAACATCAAATCAGACTACGAACAAACTTGGATAGAATATCATGAAGAATGCACTAGTTATACCAGTAAGAATTGATAGTTCCAGACTTCCAAGAAAGGCATTATTAGAGATAGAAGGAAAAACACTAATCCAAAGAGTAGTAGATCAGTGTAAAAAAACAAATCTTCCCACATATGTGGTTACAGATAGTGAAGAAATAGAGCAATCTTTAGATCCCACAAATATAAAAATAATCCTTCAAAAAAAATCAGCAGAAAGTGGGACGGAAAGAATATCAAACGCCATTCAAAATATAGAAGGTGATTATATTATCAATGTTCAGGGAGACCAACCTTTTATTGAACCAGAATCAATCATTGAAATGAATGATTTCATAATCAAAAATTCACATCATATGGTTGTCACTCCAATAAAATTATTTTCCGAGAAATATGAAGATCCATCAAAATGCAAAGTAATTACAGATTTATTTGGTAGAGCAATTTATTTCAGCAGAAGTCCGATTCCATATAATGCAAAAGAGTCTTATGGGCACCTTGGAGTTTATGGATATCAAAGAAAAGTTTTAGAAAATTATAAAAAATTAAAAACTTCCCCACTTGAAAAAGTGGAGAAGTTGGAGCAATTGAGATTTATTGATAATGGAATACCTATTCAAACATACAAAACAAATTATTCAATCTTCTCTATTGACACTCAAGTAGACTTGATAGATGCTATTGAATATGCGAGAAAATTGATCTAATGGTATTTGACATTCTTTGTCAGAAAGAGCTTCTGGTGGGTTTGGATGCACTTCCATAAAGAGTGCATCAGCACCCCAGATCATTGCTGATTTGGCTAAAGGTTCAACATATTGCCTTTCTCCACCAGTTGTCTCTCCACAACCACCGGGAAGTTGAGTGGAATGAGTGGCATCAAAGCAAACCTTACCGTATTGTTTCATGATTGGTATTGATCTAAAATCAACTACCAAATTATTATATCCAAATGAGGTTCCTCTTTCACAAAGATAAAAATCAGAACAACCGAAATCTTTTAATTTTTGTGCAATATTTTTAGTATCATTGGGGGCAAGAAATTGCCCCTTTTTTACGTTCACTAATAAACCAGATTCCGCAGCTGCACGAAGAAGAGGAGTTTGTCTACAAAGAAATGCAGGTATTTGGAGAGCATCGACATATGGTGAAATTTCATCTACCTGCCAAGTTTCATGGACATCCGTAATAATTTTAAACCCATCTTTCCTCATTGAAGAAAAAACTTCTTTTGCATAATCTATTCCATGCCCAATAAAGCTATTTGAGCTGGATCTATTTTCTTTGGCAAAAGAAGTCTTGAAATAATAGTCAATTTCTTTGGGTATATTGCTACGAATTTCGTTTGCGACTTCATAACAAATTTCTATGCTTTCAAGAGAGCATGGACCGGCAAATAATTTCATGCTAAAACTCCCATGTGCTTATCTTTGCAATATTCCAACTCCTGATTAAATTTCTTATCATAATCAGATCCATTGGAATATAAAGACGATATCTGCTGATTATGTATCCTATTTGTAACTAAATCGTCTTCCAAGTAAATAGGATCGCCGTAAGTCATCTTCATCCTATAATACATTTCACAATCCATCATCATTGTCAGAGATTCATCGAATCTTTCAGAAACTTTAGTTCTCTTGAATGCCATACCAGAAGGAGATCCAATTGTATTAACTCCATTTAAAATATTATCATTCCACTCTGGCATCAAATTCCAATAGAAAGTATTTCCATCATCATTGGTATGATTAGATCCGCACAGCAACCACTCACTATCACTTTCAACTAAGGAATTATAAATTTTTTCAAGTGCTTCATCATCATAAAAGAAATCATCTTGGAACATAATTTTTACAATTTCTCCAGTGCATAGATCAATTGCAGTATTTGTATTTGCTGGACCATTTCCTCTATTAATTTCATTTCGGATATGACGTATGTTCATTCCCTTATCATGATAATAATTAACTAAAACTTTAATTTCGTTATCCTTACTATGGTCAGATACGATAACTTCATAATCGGTTAAAGTTTGTATTTCAATAGTTCTAAGAAGATCATCAAGAAATTCTTGTCCTCTCCCATAAGATTCCCAAGTGGGAATTGCAATCGAAATTTTTGTCATAATTTTTTCCAATCCTTTAAATATAAATCTTTTGTATTATGATCTTTACAATCACCAGAAAACCATGCTTTGGGTGCTATAACGTTTTTACTATCTGCTAACCAAGCACCCCACCAACTAAACGTACTATTACAAATAATATGATGAGAACAAAGGCTTAGTAAGCAAAGATCGATATATGCATCATTAGTTTCGGAAACCATGAATCTATCAGACTCAAATATTTTTTGCTGTATACACCACTCTGGATCATCGGAGAATACCATAACAGTAAGATGATCATCAAACTCACTTAATGCCTTTTCATAATAAGAATTTGGTTGAACTGGATGATTTGGGTTTGTAAGAAAGTCATTTCTCCTAATATGTATTCCTATTACTTGATCATATTCACTCATAACCTCTTTACAAGTATTCAAGATATCATCTTTAAATGTAAAGTCCGTTCTCAATTCACTTTCAATATTCTTAAAGTATTTTTCACTTTGAAAGAATCCGACATAATTAACATCATGTTCTGGAGGATTTTCAAATAGTTCATCATCAAAATGAAAAAATCTTTCGGTAACAGATGGAAATTCTGTCATTGATCGATTGCACTTAATATCAAAACATTCATCAATATTACTAAAAAGTTTTTGATAATAATATTTTCCAAATACACTTTTTGGAGGAATATAAAATGACCTGGAATGCTTAATGGACATCGACTTCACAAATGCATATTGAAACATTTGATTTCCAAGATGCCCATTATTGCCAAGATGATTGATTGAAAATGTCATAGTTTTCTCAAAATTTTATCTAAAAGATCAATCTCCTTTTCACCGATATATTGATTGTTTCCAAGATAAATTCCGCAATCATGAATTTTATCAACGTTATGTTCGGTCTTATCTGATGTAATTGAATAGTGCCTCAAATAAGGTTGTTTTAAACAATTACCGGTAATTACTGGTCTATGTTCAACACCATACACATTACAAAGATCTTTAAATTGATTTTTTATTTGTTTATCATAAAAAATTAGTGGAAGACAGAAGCTACTAATTCCATCCGGAACTACAGGAACATGAACCTTCTCACAATGATTTGAAAGTATTTTTACGAATTTCTTATAATTATCATTCCGTTTATCAATTATTTTATCAAGTCTTTTTAATTGAGATAATCCCAATACGGCACATAGTTCATGATTTCTAAAATTATACCCATCGGTAACAAAAAGAAACTGCCTATCTATATCTGGATATGTCTCATAATAAACATTTGACATATCAGATTCTCTAGCCATTCCATGACTTCTTTTCAATCTCATAATGTCATATACCGCAGAGTCATTAGTCGAAACCATTCCCCCCTCAATCGTTGACATGTGATGACCGAAGTAAAAACTAAAAGTTGATCCGAGACTATTAGATCCAACTTTAGATCCATCCGAATTTAAACATCCATGAGATTCGCAAACATCATCAATGAAGAAAGCACCTGGAAAAATTTCTTTGTATCTTTCAACTGGTGCAGGAAATCCCATTAAATGAGTCGTAAATACTGCTTTAATATCTGGATGTTGCTCAGAAATATATCTAAGATTATCTTCATTAAAGGTAAAAGTATTGATGTCTATATCACAAAATATCGGTTGAAGTCCCAATTGGAAAACTGGATTTATATTCGTAACCCAAGTACAAGCCGATACAACTACTTTATCACCAGCCCTCAGTCCATAAACTTCCTTAATAGCAGAAAGTAATAGATAATTTGCAGTGCTTCCGGAAGAAACATAAAGTGAGTACTCAGATCCTATCCAATTTGACCATGCAGCCTCAAATTGCTTAACCTTGGGACCATTGGTAAACCGGTCAGATGTCATGCAAAATTTGGCCATTTTGACTCTATCCATAAGAGTCATGTTATTGCTCATTAAAGGCCACTTAGACTCTTTCATAATTGCTCCTATTATTCAAAAACCAATCAATAGTAATTTTCAATCCATCCTCTAAAGAAGTTTTTGCATTCCATCCAAGAGAATCCATTTTACTTGTATCTAATGCTCTTCTTGGAGTTCCGTTTGGTTTAGAAGAATCCCATACTACCTTTCCTTCATATCCAACAATTTTTGCAACCAACTCCGAAAGTTCTTTGATGCTCACTTCCCTTTGTGGTCCAATATTAATAATTTCCGGATCATCATAATTATTCATCAAGAAAATCAATCCATCAGCCAAATCATCCGAAAAAAGAAATTCCCGTGTTGGACTTCCATCACCGAAACAAACTACTTCAGGAAGATTATTTTCTTTTGCATTAATAAATTTATTAATAAAACTTGGTATTACATGACATTCGTTAATATTAAAATTATCAAATATTCCATACAAATTATTGGGCATTACCGAAACGGTTGACATACCATACTGTTCTGTATATTTTTTGCACATCATATACCCGCTTATTTTTGCAATAGAATAAGCAATATTTGTTGGCTCTAAAATATCAGTCATTAAATACTCTTCCTTAATAGGAACTGGAGCATGTTTAGGGTAGATGCAAGCAGAACCTAAAAATAAAAGTTTTTTGACACCGAACAAATATGAAGAATGAATGATGTTACTTTGAATCATCAAATTTTCATAGATGAACTCTGCGGGATAATCTTTATTAAATCCTATTCCTCCGACTTTAGCAGCAGCAAGGAAAACATATTCCGGTTCTTCTGAGGAGAAGTATCGTTCAGTTTCTTCCTGATTGGTAAAGTCTAAATCATCCCGAGTTCCTTTGATGATATTAGTAAATCCATCCTTTTCTAATCTTCTAACAATAGCCGATCCAACAAGTCCATTAGCACCAGCAACTAAAATCCTACTATCAAGTTTCATTAATACACATTTCCTCAACTAATTGATTAAAAGAAATCTTAGGTTCCCAACCCAGTTTCTGTTTTGCCTTAGTGGCATCACCTAATAAGGTCTCTACTTCAGCAGGTCGGAAATATTTAGGGTCAACTACAACAACCAAATTTCCACTGTTAATATCGTATCCAACTTCATCAAGACCTTCACCTTCCCATCGAATATCCATTCCAAAGTAAGGTGCTGCCTTCTCTACAAACTCACGAACTGAATATTGTTTACCAGTGGCAATTACAAAATCATCTGGTTCATTTTGTTGAAGCATCAACCACATTGCCTCGACATAATCCTTCGCATGTCCCCAGTCACGAAGAGCATTTAAATTTCCTAACTTGAGAACCGTTTGCCTGCCTTCAGAGATTGCTTTAAGACCTCTGGTAATCTTACGAGTAACAAATGTCTCACCACGGCGAGGAGATTCATGATTAAAAAGAATCCCCGTGCAAGCATACATTCCATATGCCTCACGATAGTTTTTAACAATCCAGTATCCATAAATCTTAGCAACTCCATAAGGACTTCTTGGATGAAAAGGAGTTGTTTCTGTCTGAGGAATCTCTTGAACTTTACCATAAAGTTCTGAAGTAGATGCCTGATAAATGCGGACATCATTTTCCATCCCAAGAATACGAACTGCTTCAAGAATACGAAGAGTTCCAAGCGAATCAACTTGCCCAGTATATTCAGGTATTTCAAAAGATACCTTTACATGACTCTGGGCACCAAGATTATAGATCTCAGTAGGCTTAACTTTCTGAATTACCCTTATAAGATTGGTAGAATCAGTAAGATCGCCGTAATGGAGATGAATAGAACTATAAATGTGGTCAATACGATGAGTGTTAATAAGGGATGCTCTCCGGATAATCCCATGAACCTCATAACCTTTTTCAAGTAGTAGTTCAGCGAGATATGATCCATCTTGTCCCGTGATTCCGGTAATCAATGCTTTTTTCATTTTTTAATTTATTAAAATAATTCAAATATATTAAATTTTAAATTTCAACGGCTTGGAGATCTTCCTCTAAACAATCAATGACAATATCATAATTATCTAAAGGATCATCACTAAAAATTACTCCTTGATTTTCATAAAATTTACAAACTTTTCTATAGAGTTTTTCATTTTTTACATCCAAATAGTATTCTCTATTAATGGCACCTTTTAATAGAGTAATATCTTTTCCTTTGAATTTATTTACAATTGACATTTTTTAAGTAAATTAAGTTATTTAAAGTACAAAAAAATTTTAGCACAATAATTGAAATTATGCAACAAAGTTGAAAGCTATTTGACCCCCCTTTGATGCACAATATGCATGACTATTACTATAGTCATATAAAACTGTCCATTTATTTGGATTTAAAGCATAAACTCCTTGTCCCAAGGCATCTGCATTAGTGAGAAGTATAGTTCTCCAACTTGAAAGAGCTAAGGCAACTTGACCAGCAAAAGAAGGAGACCATATATCAAAACTTCTCCCTGTAGATGGATATTTAACAGTGGGAGTAGTATTTCTAAAACTTATATATTCAGCAACTAATGTATTATCAGACACGTAAGGATTAAAGTTCGTTGTAAAATTATATAAAGATCCATCACCAAAATCAATTCTTTCAAGTCTTTGGAAGAATGGTACTTGATCGCGTTCGTCAGTACCTCCCCCATTCACTCCATTAATAAGATCCAAACTACCCGTCCATGCTCCAGTATATCCAAAAGATTGAGAAACTCCTGATATTGTATATACTATACGTGCCATTTTTTGCTTCTATAGTGTCTAACTATTTAGAGAAATATTTAGTTTTCTATCTAACGTGATGTCCCCCAAACATGTATCTCATACCATTCAAAACTTTGGCTGCGAAAGTGCCCAGATTGCGTGAATTAAATCTTTCATAAAGAGCAGTTGTGATGACAGGAGCGGGAACCCCCAGATCCACAGC